GGAGACGGCACCCCGCAACTACGAGTCCTGAGGGATGCTGCTCCGAATCTCGAACGTGAACTGAAAAGATACAAGAAAAAAACCCACTACGTTGCTGGTCAGCACATAATTCAGGACGCCCCTAATACACGCGGTGAGTGCCACGCGGTGCAGACGATGGAATACCTCTGTGCTGCCAGGCCTCGTTACCACACGCCCAAGAAGCTCATTGAAGAAGCCGAGCCGTGGTGGATTAAGTGGGCCGAGCGGCGTCGCAAGCTCGAGCGGCGTGAGGCAAAGAATTACATCAATCTCGGCCCAGGTGGCTGAGCAACCCAAGGAGATGATTATGTCAGGTTTCAAAGCACCGGAAGTCCGTGTAGGCGATTCCGTTCTTTTTTACAGCGATCCGTTCAGTGACCAGTGCCGGCCTTATGTGGCCTGGGTGCTGGCAGAGGCAATCCAGAACGATGCCGTAAACCTGCTGGTTTTCACTGACACAGTGGGCTTTGTAGAGAAAGCGGCTATTCGCAACAGAAATAACCCTACTTTACGGCAAAAGCCATCAATTGCGGCAATGGGCGGTTGGGACTTGACCCCTCACACCAAGGACCTGCAGCAGCTGAAAGCCCTGAAAATCGCCGCGATAACGGAGTCCGAAAAAGCTCACGCCGGGACAAAAAACAGTAGGTCCAAGGCAGAAAAGTGAGGCTAGTCGATGGAAACGAAGCTCCCAGTCCCGAAGTCCGCTGAGACTCCTGATGAGATTCTCAAGTATCTGGCGAGAGTCTGGCTGTCAAAGCTAGATAAGGCTCAGCGTCACAAGAAGCAATTTAACGACGATGCCTCTGAGGCCAGGAACTTCTTTGATGGTCCAGCGGGGTGGTTTTGGAATAAGAACTACGCCCATTCTGAGGGCGGGTACTGCCGAAGTATAAACCCACCCGCCTTTCGTATGAACATCAACAAGGTGTTCGAGGCCGTCAAGCTATTCGGCTCTGTTATCTATCACCGCAATCCCGTCCGCACCGTAACGCCGACACCGCTCCCGATTGTGCCACCCGAGGCCCTTGGCATCATGCCACAGGACCCGAATATGGGGATGCAATACGAAGCGGCCGTCCAGCAGGTCAGCCAGAAGGCGGGTATCCGCCAGGTCGTCGCTGACCTCCTGCAGCGGGTTTTGAATTGGACTCCGCGAGAGTTTGATCTCAAGACGCACAGTCGGCGAGCGGTTGACGAAGGCCTGATTACTGGCATGGGCCTTTGGTGGACAGAGATGGTTGAGATGCCGAACGGCCGGCGGTTTGTGGGGAGCTTTGCTGACAGCGTTGACAACTTCCTGCTAGATCCTGACGTAACCGAGATTGAGGACATTCGATGGTGTGCTCGACGCTGCGTCCACCCGCTTCACGAGGTTGCTCAACAGTACGGCCTGGACGAGGCGGCACTGAAGGGCAATGTGGACAAGCAAGGCGGCACCACCTCTAAGTCCCAGGACCAGGTCCTATTCCCGAATCATGACGGGACCGGCAAGTCCCCTTCAGGGAAAACAAACGACCTGGTTGTCTACTGGAAGATCTGGAGCAAGACCGGACTGGGTGACAGGCTCAAAGATGCCCCGAAGGACATCAAGGGCAAGTTCGATGAGCTTGGCGAAAACTGCTACATCGTCGTTGCCGAGGGAGTCGATCATCCACTGAACATCAAGCCTGCGATGGTCGCAGATGACGCCGAGGTTATGCCAGGCGATCAGCAGGGATTGTTTACTGCGGTTCAGTGGCCCATCCCATTCTGGGCCGACGGGAGCAACGGCTGGCCTTTCACGCAGTTTGCTCCGCATCGCAAGCCTGGCTACATCTGGCCGATAAGCCACATTAAGCCGGCTGTCCCCGAGCTGCGGTTTCTCTGCTGGGCGTACTCATTCTTGGCTCAGCGTGTAGCTACGAGCTGCGAGACGATGCTGGGCGTATCTAAGGCAGCGGACCAGGACATCAAGGACCAGATCCTCGCCCAGAGCGAAGGCGGCTTCAAGATCATTGAGGTTAGCGAGATGCTTGGGCGAAGCGTCCAGGACATCGTGTCGGTGTTCCAGATGCCGAACGTGACATCTGAATTATGGCAGGTCATCGAGGCTGTCACCGAGATCTGCGATAAGCGACTTGGAATGACCGAGTTGGTCTATGGCCTCACGAACACCCAGATACGGTCAGCAACTGAGGCCTCAGTGAAGTCGGATCAGATCTCGATCCGGCCGGACGACATGGCAGAGTGCCTGGAGAACTCCATGTCGATCATTGCTCGCAAGGAGGCCATGGCCACGCGGTGGCTGTTAGAGCCCAAGGACATCGAGCCGATTATTGGGCCTCTCGGTGCCGCTGTCTGGGCCCAGCACGTCATGGCCATGAATCCGTACGAGATTGCCAGGGAGTACGACTTCGAGATTGAGAGCGGCAGTACCAAGAAGAAGAACAAGGCTGCTCGAATTGAGCAGATGTCCCAGGCCATGCAGACGCTTGGGCCTGTCCTTCAGGGTCTCATCGGTGCCGGCATTGTCGAGCCGTTCAATCAGCTTGTCGCGGACTGGGCTGACTCGCTTGACCTGGATGCCACGAACTACATGATTCCCCCGCCACCCCCGCCGCCTGACCCGACGATGCCACAGGGCATGCCGCCGGAAGGGCCGCCAGCGGAAGGGCCGCCACCAGAACAGCAGGCGTTGCCGCCACCCCCGGCAGAGGGTGAGCCGGTTCCGCCGGCGGAAGTTCCGCCAGAGCTGCAGCCTGCTATGCCGCAGGCCCAAATTCCTGCCTGAGAGGCCATGAAACCATCGAGGAAGATATGAAACTGCCACCTGATATTGCCGCTGCTCCGCACCATGTTCAGTCCCATTACTTGGCCATGATTGCCGATGGCCAGCAGCCTGCTTTTGCTGAAATGTGCTCGCTTGGCATGCCCCCTGGAACAAAGGGCTCGGAGAGAGCATTCCTGGAGGGGCGGCAGAACGGCGAGTGGCTGGGCAACATGCCAAAGGTCCAGCGTGACCGGATGCTTGCAGCCGCCAGGTCAGCCGGGGTCAACCCTAATGGAAAAGTCTATTTCGGTGGCATTGCCGACAAGCGTGGCATCTATGACCCGAAGGCGTGGATTTCAGACGCACACGACGTGAAGCGTGTAGCAGAAGAGCGTGGGATGAACGTCGAGGGCTCGGTGAACTACACCGCATCCGGCCGGCATACCGACCGAGATCGTGATGTGCCGATTGCCAAGGACATTTTGGCTCGTGAAACAGCCAGGGAGCGTCTGAATGACCCAGGTCTTTCAATGAGGGACGCTCGAGAAAAGGCCAAGGCTCGCATCACTCCCCATTGGAAGAAGGGTAGATAGTGGCCGACCGCATCCAGATAAAGCGTAGCACTGTCCCTGGCCTAGCACCGGACAGGACTGAGCTCTTAGCCGGCGAGCTTGCCCTCAACCGGCACGACCTCGTTCTGTACGCACTGGACGACCAGGGGATTGTGCAGCCGATTGCAGGCGGCGGTGGCGGCGGCAGCTCGTCCTACACATTGTGGGTCAAGACTGCTACCGGCGGCGAGACTGTATTTGATGGACTCGACGACAGCGGCATAGATCTTGATATTAACCTGGGCGGATTCAACGTCCTGCTTAACGGGATTTCCCTTGACCCCACTGCCGACTACTCAGCAGAAGATGACAAGGTAACGCTATCAAGTCCTGTTGCTGCAGGAGACATCGTCACAGTCCGTTGCCTGAAGGCTGTTTCGCCAGGTCAAACTACTGGCGTGTATACAACCCAGGTGTACACAGAGAACACTCGTCCCGCCTCAGAGACGATCCAGCCTGACTTTCAGAACATCACGACTCAGTATTTAGCAAACTGGTGGCTGTATTACGAGATTGAGGACGTTCGCAATCAGGTCGGAAATGGCACTGGAAATGGAACTGTTGACCTTTCCGGCTACGCCACAATTGCGTACAGCGATGCCGCCGACGAGGAAATCCGGGGTGACGTTGCAAACCTCACGCTCAACCTTGCCGCTGAGCGACAAGCACGCATCGACACTGACGCATCCCTGCAGTCGCAGATTGACAACATCACGATTCCCGATCACAGCAATTTTGCGACGACCAGCTACGTTGACGCTGGCGATAACGCCACCCTGCAAGCCGCTAAGGCCTACAGCGACAGCCTTGACCACAGCGGCGGCAACCAACCCGGCACAATTGTTGCAGACACAGAGCCAGCAGGTTCTCCTAATGGCACGAACTGGTTCG